ATAAGGCAACAATTAATGGCATCCCTGGTGTAAAATTCATTGATAAGATGAATTTCAAATCATCAATCGGTGAGCCCTATCGGCGAGCTAAGAAACATTACTTGAGGGGGCCCATTGGTGATAAAAGTTTCGATTCTGAAATTCAAAAGCGAATTGATGACATAATTAAAGGATATGAAGAAGGAATTTGCTCAGGAACAATCTTCGGAGGTCAGATCAAAGACGAAGTCCGTTCTCAAAAGAAGGTTGATGCTGGTAAATTGCGAATCTTTTTAAGTGGCGCTGGAGATTGGTGTTTTGTCGTGCGCAAATACTTGCTATCTACAGTTAAGCTTATGCAAGAAAATCCATTCCTTTTTGAATGTTCACCAGGTTGTGCTGCTCAATCAGCAGAATGGGAGCAATACTACGATTTCTTGACCCAGCACGGTCGCGATCGCATGATTGCTGGAGATTATGGCTCCTTCGATAAGAACATGGAGGCTGTGCTCATTTTAACAGCCTTTTGGGTCCTCATCCAGGTTCACAAGAAAGCTGGATGGACAGACGAAGAGTGTTTACCATTGTGGTGCATTGCTGAAGATACAGCTTATGCTTATTGCAACTTCGGTGGGGATTTAGTCCAATTTTTCGGATCAAATCCCTCAGGCCACCCACTCACTGTTATCATCAATTGCCTGGTGAATGCTTTGTATATGCGATACTGCTTTGCGGAATTACATCCCGGGCAAGGTGGTGTGTATGAGAAAGCTCGCGAGTTCAAAAAATTTGTGGCTTTATTGACATACGGAGATGATAACACGATGGGAGTGTCACGTTCAATTGATTGGTTTAATCACACAGCTATCCAAGAAGTTTTGAAATCGATTGGAGTGAAGTACACCATGGCGGATAAGGAAGCAGAGAGTCAACCCTTTATCGATATTACGGAGGTATCCTATCTCAAGCGGAAGTGGCGCTGGGATGAAGACATCGGAGCCGTTGTATGCCCATTAGAGGAAGCATCTATTCGTAAAATGTTAACCTGGTGTGTCCCCTCCGGAGAGGAGAGCCCAGAATTTCATATGGCATCAGTTATGGTGTCAGCTGCAAATGAGTGGTTTTGGTATGGTAAAGACAAGTTCAACGAGGAACGGGCTTGGCTCTTACAGTTAGCGGAGAAATACGGTATTCTTCGCCAAATTGAGTACAAGAAATTACCGACATGGGAACAGTTATATGAGAGATACTGGAAGGCATCTGAAGGTATTGAGACTAACCGTTCCAAAGGGTGTGTGTCCATTCACCCGCGCGACGTAGTCGCCTAAGCAAGGACTCTACATATAGATCTGCA